GCCATTACTCCCTGGTCAAAAACAATAGGACTATAAGAGCTAACAGCGCCAAAGTCTGAGGAGATTCGTTCGAAAATGAAAGGAAGTCCATATTCTCCGATGTATCTTAACTGCCATGTAGAGTACTCGAAGAAGACAATTAAAGTATTGCGGAAAAATGCAGCGCTAACAATTGCTTCGTTTGTGGGAGCATCGATAAAACCTCCCCTCCCAAAAATATCAGATCTCCAACCATTGGTCTGATCGGTAGGATCACCAATCTGACTAAATCTGCATCTAGCAAAGAAATTAGTCGATGCCGTATAAGTCCCTGCGGTTGCACCTTCCCACGTATTTAAGGCCAGCAATCGACCATAATAGGGAATCAGAATTAATGATTGCCATAAAGTTGTCGTCGCCGTAAGAAGAGGTTGTAGATCTGTCCACACAGAATTATTATAATAACGAATTGGATCGTATAATGTATGCGTGATATCGATATTATTATTAGTGGTAAAAAAATATCTTAAATCTGGAGTAGCACCTTGATAATTGGCTCCCCAAAAGAAATCTGTATTTGTTCCCGTCCAGGTTTCCCCAGGAACTAATTCTTGAAAACCATTGACATATTGATAAGCGTATTTCGTATCAAAAAATACCGTAGAATCTATACCAAAGGTAGAAACATCTCTTTTTAGTATTCCCATGACTGGAAGAGCCGGATAATAATTTAAAGTGACTGTTGTAGCGTGACCTGCTCCAACTGTAGTGATGAGGGTGACGGAACCAGTCATATAGTTGATTGTCCCTGAATTCCCTGCTGTGGCGTTAGTTAGAATACCATTTCCTTGATCGACGAAAGGAGTAGCTAAAGTGGCAATAGAAATTCTCACAGATCCTTGAGCTATTTCTGCATAAGTTTCTGGCGTGACTGATATTTTAGTATAGAGATTAAATGTCCAAGGAGAAGCGGAACTATTGCCAATCGCAATATTCGAAAAAACTCTGGAAAGACGCCCCATAGGCACTTCCCCGTCTCTTTTCTTTGTTCTATCACGGAATACATAAGCATTTTCTAAATTTGAAAACGCTTCATTAGATAATAGAGCCGGCTTCCTATCTTGAGTTAAGCCTCCAGAAGGGTATCCTCCTATCAATACCTGCTGAAAGCCATTCATTTAGTTACCTATGGCGAAATAATAATAAAATTTATTGGAATTCATCTGGGCTGTAGTAAATCCCGCTGCCGTGGTCGCTATTACCAAAAGATTGGAATTTGCAGGCGTATCGTCTGCTCCCTGTAAAATTACGGCAAAGCAAGCCGTAGGAAAAGAAATTCCGTAAGTAGCAAAAGAAATTGTTTCAGAGGTGGCGGTAGTTTGAAACTTCGCCCATTGCAAAATAATACCACCAGGAAGGAATGTGTATCCATTCTGCGATGCTTGCGGCGTAAAATTCATTGTCATCTGTTGAATTAGGCCGTTCCCTGTTTCCCAAAACATAGCTTCGTCAGTAGTCACTGAATTGATGGTTTTTGAATACAATTGACCATAACCCGTAGTAGCCGCAGGATCTGATCCTTGAGGCACAGAATGAATCACATTGTGATAACCAGCTGGTCGCGAACCTGGCTGACCATTATTGTTGATGTGATCAATGCCTAATGTTAAAAAAGTTCCATCGAGATTATTTCTAATCGTGGATTTTGTTTGACCTAGCGAAGATCCATCTGGTGGATATCCTTCAAAATATGGAGGAATTGCCATTTTTAACTCCTAGCTAACTGCTACTGTTGGAATAGGCTGCACATTCTGAGGTCTGCGCAGCTTTTTCTTTGCCTTATCGCTTAGCTTTGCTTTTGCTGGCGAAAGAGGCTTGTTTAGTTTCTTTTCTTTACCCTTGATAACAGCCATACGATCTATCCTGTTGTATGTCGCCCAACAAATGGGCCACCACCCATGGGAATCGGCTTGTCAGGCAATGATTTAATCTTCTTTTGTTTTTTCTTTTTTTTTGGAGCCATCCAATTCTTGGCATCCGAATTCCAGACTCTTTTTTCTTGTTTCTTCATATAGACCCAAAGCTTGACATTTGTCCGAAACTTCCATAATTCTCAGTCAGTTGATCGGTATAAAGAGTGGAAATCCTCTCTTGGCCTATTTGTGCGTAAGTTCTAGTTTCTATAATGTCGTATCGTTCTTTAAGCATTTTGTCGATAAACATCACTCCATCAGAATCTAATCTTTCTTCAAATATCTTCTTAGCGGCACCTACAGATAAAATTTCCCACCATTCGGATAATTCAGGATTTCCAGTCATATCAGATGCCAACAACGCTTGAATTGGCTGACGATAGCATGTGAGCTCTATAGTGTAACCAGCATCGGGACATGGAGAAAGTGTGAATTGATTCTGATAGAAAAGAATTGCCAGAGGAATCGAGAACTGCTTAGGATTATATTGAATCTGGATAGGAGTTCCGGCCGGAATCGCTTGATCAAAAACAAGACCCGTTATTTCACCTGTCTGATAATTTATAGTCGCATTTCCTGGTATTGTTGGAGTAGATGATGCGTACTGACGGTAATAAGTCCAACCGTACTCTTGATTTCCATTATTTGAGGTCTGGAAGATTTGAATTAAATTGCCTTGACCATCATCTGTGACATTTTGAGTTTGACCAATCCCATTAGTTCCGATGACATTTGCAGTGATCAGAATATTTTGAACTCGACCCTGAGGGAAAAATAGATTTCGATTTGTTTGAGTGCCTGGATCATTATTCACGCTAGGAATCAATGGTGACGCTGTAGTGAAGCCACTATAAGGTCCAGTACTACCATCTCCACTGGCGAAATTAGTGAATTGTTGCCAATTGAAATTAGAAGCGTAAAAACTCCAAGGATCATTGAATAATTTTATCTCTCTTTTCGCGCAAGTACATGGCTGATTGACGGTGATATAGAGTTCACTATTAAAAGGATAGACGTCTTGTCCAACATTGGTCGTAAAAGTGTAGACGTCTTTCAATTTTAAAGATCGGAATTTAGCAGGAAGATCATAAGAGTAGAAGCTATGCATCTGAGTAACGATATAGGAATCAGTGACTTGAAATGAATTGGTTGATCCTGTGAGCCTACGCGTTTTAGTGATAGCGTTAGCTAGAGTAGGAAAGAGAGGATATGTTGGTACGAATGTATTCATAACACCGGCTGATTGTCAAAAGCATCTTCTAAAGTGACCGTCGTCGTTCCCTGGATAATTCCTGAACCGGCTGGGACAGCTACACAGGGAATTTGAGGATCTTGAACATATATAAACGGATAAAAATTGGTGGTGTCTACTGCTATTGTTGCTGTATTTGGTGTCAACGAAATTATTTTAGCTTTTTGATTATTGAGTTGAATCATTCCGTTAGGCGGAGGGATTCTGAAGCTAATCCACTCCGCAACGGTAAAATTCGTGTCATCGAGAAAAGTAACCACCGCAGGATTGGACTGCGTGATATTCGTTATATATTGCAGATTTGGGATGAAATCTGCTCCAAAAGGAGGCCCAAAATTAGAATTGGGACCGCTCACAATACCGCCGTCGGGGTAAATCTTACCCTGGAAACCGTTTCATAGCTCCTAGGTGCTCTTTGTCCGCTAGCAGGCAATTCCATTGAATAACGTCTTATTTTCTTTTTCGTGTTATTCAGATGCTTGATAATTCCCATGGGAAGATCACAAATCTCACCGTGAATCATCTTAATCATTTGAATAGGTTCACCAGGATATTTGCGGTAAGCAAACTCCAGCCAACCACCTTGAGCGTCTAAAAATTCGAACATGCCCGTGACGATTTTGTCATCCTCCTTTCGCATCTTTTTGATCAGTTCTTCCCTTTCAGCAGGAGGCAATGATTTCTTTGATTTTTTATTCAGTTCTCTAATTTCCATTGATATTCCCTTAGTTAAGGGAGGGAGAAAATATTTCCAGCTCCATTTGGTTAAGCATTAGTGATTCCATTAACGAAATCAGCTTTAAACGCCATGACAACCATATTGGCGTTAGCTACTCCGACAGCAGAGGTGCCGATGTTCATGATGTATTGCGATCTATTGTCGAATGCATCAGCAAGGGCAGTTCCTGGAGGCGATGCAGGAATAGTTGCGCTTCCATTTAGAGGCACCACACCTGAACCGGCAGGCATACAAACTGCTGGAGAAGCTCCACCTACGAAAGCTGCAGATGTTGGGAATTGGAATGCAGTAAACCCAGTAGTATCAACGTCAATTGTGATCGAAGATACTGTTGCAGAGTTCGTTACACTCAATACCCTAGCTGCGCCGGCTGGATTACTTGAGAAAGGCCCGCTTCCCGACTTACCAGTTAAATTACTCAACTGAGTCATGCCGTAAGGCGTTGGGATTTGGAAATCAACAAGTTCACCAACCACGTATGGGTTTTGTCTGAAGAAGTAAACAACTGCTTGTGTAGCTTGCGTAATGTAAGCAACAGGCAATGTGTTAGGCAGAAATTGACTTGGATATACTTTTTGATAGTATCCAGTAGTCGCATTTGCCACGACCAAACCTGCACTAGCAGCCGAAGCAGCGTATCCAAGCGTAATGCTTGTATTAGCTGAGATGGCTGTAATTTGATAAAGATTTGGGCCGCTGATTTGTTGTCCGCCAGTGATGTTGATCAAACGAACAAGATCACCTACAGCAAGACCTGCTGTATTTCCTGTGGCAACAACAAAGGTCGTTCCATTGACAGTCGTAACCGCTACTTTGGTGAAAGTAGGAGGGTTAGATTGGTCAATGAATGTGAAACCACCAGATGTCCCTTGCGAGGCATAAGTAGTGACGCCAGATCCTGTAGAACTTGGCTGTCCAAGAGCTAAATAAGAACCTTGCGCCATATTAGCACTGAACCACTCCGCATAGATCGGGTTGGCTGCTGTGCTTTGTGCGCCCCAGTTGGTCGTATCTTTGACAAAAACCCAATCGGGTTTAGCTGTCATAGGAATATTCTGAGCAACTGGAGTGGCTGCGTTGGTGTAAGACCAAGAGCCAATAAATGAAAATGGTAAAGACATAGGTGACCTCCTTAAATACCTGTTGAACGTAGGTTTTGAATCCAGAGGTCATTAGTGATGCACTGGCCTTGGTAGAACGAGCAACCAGCTGTATGACGTAGCATACATGGGTCGTTGTTGTAACCAGGAGGCAGATAGATAAAGCGAGCTTTACCTCCTGCTTGCCAGACCACTTTGTAAGCTTCTTTTGCAGAAACGAAGCAGTTAGCAATGTCATTACCAAGCATAGAAGCATTAGGTGTGACAGAACCTTGCTCAGAAGCAAAGAAGCGGACGTTATTAGCTCCGCCAATCTCAACGCTCAAAGTTTGTGAGATGTTTGGATACTGGAATTTTTTGATAAAACCAGTCATGTTGTACAACACAGGAATCATCCTAGTGGTTAACATACAACCGTATGCGTCACCAATTGGACTTGTGCCAAAGCGAAGTTCCGCTTCCACGATATTTGTGATATACTCTCCAGAGTTGTTCTGAAGCACTGTGAAGACATCATCAACGTCTGTGATGGTCATCTCAGTTGGAATATCGCCGTTGGTACCGCCTACGCAGTTTATGATACTTGCAGAACTTTCCAAATTGTCTCTTTGGAGGGCGTCCTGAGTTTCTCTTAAACTTTGTCCTAAACGGGCCGCAGCGCTATTGAGAACTGGGTCTTCGTTAGTAATTGTGACTTGTCTGGTAAGCACGATGTAAGTGGCATAAACCCTTACACGGCAATCCACGTCAACGCGATTAAGCTGCTGAGGTGGCGGATTGTTTTGTCCATCGTCTAGAGGCACTTCAAACAGGTCTAGCCTGTCATAGCGTGACTGACGATCGATAAAACCTTGATTGTCTGGCAACTCAACGGGTGTAGCAAACAACTGGTGAATCAGGTTGTGCTCTGGAGTTGACAGCAATTTTGCGTTGTACCGCTGTTGAATTTGCGGTGGCAAAGATGCTAGTGATACTACCATGTTATTCCTTGTGACTTATTAGGTCATTTCAGGAACAGAACTGGCCAGGGCTGCATATCCATGCATTTCACGATAAAGGTCTTTCTTCATAGCATCGGTAAGCTTGAAGGCTTGGGCAATAGGCCGTTTATCGAATGCCATAGGAGACGTTACCGCCTTCTCTGACTTTTCAATAGCTTTGTCTATTTCCTTCTCTCTTCGC